TGGCACCGACTCGTCGGCCCTTTGCAAGCGCCAGGCAAACGTCGTGCTTGAGCCTCCGAAGACGTGGAAGAATCTTGACCTTATGGCGCTGACCGGCGCGGTGCTGCACGAGTACGAGACGGTGGACTTCAAGGAGCGCCCCGTGGAGATCCTTGTAGACAGCATCGGCTTGGGCGCTGGCGTCGTTGATCGACTGCGCGAGCTGAAGCTGCCCGCCCGCGGCATCAACGTCGGCGAGTCACCCGCCTTTAAGGGGCAGTACATGAACCTGCGAGCGGAACTCTGGGCCAAGGCTAAGGCATGGCTCGAGGCCCGCGACTGCAAGTTGCCGCGTGACGAGCGGCTCGTGAATGAACTATCCTCGCCGCGTTATTCGTTTATGAGCAACGGCAAGTTGAAGCTCGAGAGTAAGGACGACATGAAGCGCCGCGGGCTGGCCTCGCCCGACGTGGCCGACGCATTCGTGCTTACGTTTGCGAGCGAGGCGGCGACAGGTGGCGGCGTGTACGCGCCGACGTGGACAAAGGCGGTCAAGAGACAGATTCGGGGAGTGGTATGAGCATCGAACACTTAGGCGGCTACATCCCAGAGGGCGACCGCGCAACGTGGATGCCTGACATTTGGGGCTATCTTGCGCTGACGTACAACATCAAGTCGGTGATCGACATCGGCGCCGGCATGGGCCATAACATCCGCTGGTGGCACGACCTAGGCTTTGATGCGCGTGGTGTTGAGGGTCACCCGATTGCGCTCGCAGAGAGTCCCGTTCGGGATATTTTGGTGGCGCATGACTACGAAAGGGGGCCATATATACCCGAACGGGAATACGACCTTGCGATCTGCACGGAGTTTGTGGAGCACGTCGAGCAGAAGTGCGAGCAGAACTGGTTTGCGACGATGGCGCGGTGCAAGTATGTGCTCATGTGCCACGCGCTGCCCGGGCAGGGCGGGCACCATCACGTCAACGAGCAGCTGACCGAGTATTGGATCGACCGCTTTTACGAAAACGGCTTCAAGTGCGACTGGATTACGTCGTGCAGATTCCGTGAGACGGATCAGCGGCAGGGGTCTAGTTGGGGCCGCCCGACGCTGCTGTTTTTTGTGAGGGACAAGTGAAGTATTACTGCATCACGCTCGCGGAGACGCCGGAGCGCACGGAACACGCTCGAGCGCAGGCTGCTAAGGCTGGCATTGAGCTGGACTTTATCCAGGGCATCTTTGGCAAGACCATGCAGGTCAAGTCAGAGATCCCGATGCACACGGACTATTACGTCACCCGCGGAGCGACGTGCTTGGTTCTGTCGTGGCACATCGCGTGGCAGATCGCGTGGCGCGACGGGCACGAGGAGTTTGTGATCTTTGAGGATGACTTCATCCTGCCCGAAAATTTCAACGAACGCCTTGCACAGATTCGGGAAGAGATTCCGCACTGGTGCGACCTTGTGTACCTAAACTCTTGCTGCACCACAGAGAAGCCGGCCAAGAAAGAGTCAACAAATCTGTGGGAGATCAAGTACCCGCTTTGCACGGCCGCGATATGGCACCGCCGCCGCGCAATACCGACCCTACAGCAGTACACGAAGCCCGCCAACACGCCCGTTGATATATTGCTCGAGTGGTACGCGCTGCCGCACCTGCGCGTGCTGACCGCAGTTCCGCCATTAGTCACCCAGGCAACGCAAGACCTTGCGGTGCCGATGCCGTCAACAATCCACATGTGAGGAGATAGATGAATGCTCAGCCCAAAAGACGTCGCCCTGTTTCAAAAGCGCCTCGACAAGAAAGCCCCGGCGAAGCCGGAGTCCAAGAAGCCGCCAGAGCCGAAGCCGCCCTCCCCGCCGAAGGCGGCCTAGTCTTATCGCAGTACCTGCCGGAGGGCGCCTTTGTGCGCCTTTCCGTGCCGGAGTCTGAAAAGTTTTTGCCGTGCAACCCGTCGATTGCCAAGAGCGCGACGGGCGAGTTGGCGTGCATGATCCGCACGGTCAACTACGAGCTTGGCGATGAAGACGGGATCTGGTTTCGTGGAGACCCGGCGCCCAATACCCGCAACTACTTGGTCACGTTGGGACAAGACTTGAGCCAGCGGTCGGTTGAGTGGGTGGACGACCTAATGGTGCGGAACACTCGCGCCCCGGCCCGTGACGGGCTAGAGGATGCCCGGCTCTTTTGGTGGCGCGGTGGGTGGTGGTTTACCTGCACGGCGTTGCACCATGGCCCCCGCGTAAGGGGCACGATGGCGTTGTGCAAGCTGAATAAGACCACGGTCGAGGGTTTGGAGTTCCTGCACAGCCCGCACGGTCGAGAGGTAGAGAAAAACTGGATGCCTCTGGTCAATGGCGATCAGTTGTCGTTTGTGTACATGAACCACCCGTCTGAGTCGTATGAGTTCTACCCGCAAAAGCGCAGGGTATGGGTGGGCGAATATGCCCCGCTGGCCGGGTGGTCTGGCGGGTCGCAGTTGATTCCGTATGAGGGCGCCTACCTTGGCGTGGTGCACCAGCGGCGTAAGCACAAAAATCGCGTCTATTACGCCCACAAACTGGCGCAGTACAACGGCAACCTAGAGCCGTTTTCTGCCGGCCGTGAGTTTTACTTCCGCGGCGAGCAGATTGAGTTTTGCTCTGGCATCGTGAGCCACGGCAGCGGGTACGCCCTATCCTTTGGGGTTAGGGACAGAGAGGCCTGGATAGTTTCTTTATCGGCGAGCCAAGTTGCCTCACTTCTCAAGTGACAATAGATAGACCCCCTTTTCGGCACGGGTGCCGGTTTTATGTATCAAAAAGAAGGTTCACTCATAGAGCAGTCTGAGGCCGAGATCGGCGCGATTGAGCCGATGGCGGACGAAGAGCTGGAGTCGTTGGTTGGCACAGAGCTGACCGACGCGACGTCGTTTGTCGATGCCGAGTTGTCTCCGGTTCGCGCCCGCGCTATTCAGTATTACCGCGGCGAGCCGTTTGGTAACGAAGAAGAGGGTCGATCTCAGGTTGTCTCGACCGACGTGCGAGACACAATCGCCGGCATCATGCCGTCTTTGATGAAGGTTTTTTACGGCTCCAAGCAGATTGTCCACTTTGCGCCAAAAAATGCAGAGGACGTACCGGCGGCAGAGCAGGCCACAGATTACGTCAACTACATTTTCAACAACGACAACAACGGATTCCTGACGCTGCACTCTGCCTTCAAAGACGCGCTGCGTGGCGCGCTTGGCATCATCAAGTACGTCTGGGAAGAGAAAGTCGAGGTCAAGACGGAATACTACTCTGGACTTGATGAGTCTGCGCTGACGGTGCTGCTCTCTGAGCCAAACGTCGTCGGCAGCGCCATCATGTCAATGGACGACCCGTCGTATCAGCCGCCCGTTGACCCGATGACGGGGCAGCCAGCGGTTGACCCTGCGACCGGGATGCCTGCGCCTGCGCCGAAGATTTATGACGTAGAGCTGAAGCGCGAGTACAAGGACGGCCGCGTGCGGGTTGAGGCGATCCCGCCGGAAGAATTTTTGATTGACCGCCGCGCTCGCTCCGTTGAAGACGCGACGCTTGTGGCTCACCGGCGCATGATGCGAGTGTCTGACCTGGTTGCGCTTGGGTACAACGAGGAAGAGGTCAGCTCGCAGATGGGTGTCTATGAACTGGACACCAACGACGAATACATTGCGCGCAACCCGTACGCACAGTCTTACGGCCCTGGCGGCACGCAAGACGATAAGCGCGTGCTGTACTGCGAAGCATACGTTCGCGTGGACTACGACAAAGACGGCATCTCTGAGTTGCGCAAGGTATGCACCATCGGGCCGGGCTACAAGATGGTGATGAACGAGCCTTGCTCGCACGCGCCGTTTGCTCTCTTTTGCCCAGACCCAGAGCCGCACGCGCTGATTGGGCTTTCGATGTTTGACTACACGGCCGACCTGCAAAAGATTAAGTCGGCCATCCTGCGCAACATGCTCGACTCGCTCTCGCTCGCCATCCATCCACGGGTTGGCGTCGTCGAGGGGCAGGCGAACATGGACGACGTGCTAAATACAGAGGTTGGCGGCGTTATCCGCATGCGACAGGCCGGGGCGGTACAGCCGTTCTCCGTGCCGTTTGTTGGACAGGCCGCCTTCCCGATGCTCAGCTACTTAGACGAAGTACGCGAGACCCGCACCGGCATGAGCAAGGCCTCGATGGGCTTGCAGGCCGATGCACTACAGAGCACCACCCGCGCGGCGGTCGCCGCGACCGTTAGCGCCGCGCAGCAGCATCTTGAGCTGATCGCCCGGATTTTCTCAGAAACCGGGATGCGCGCCCTGTTCAAGGGCATTCTCAAGCTGGTCACGGAAAATCAAGATCGTCCGCGGGTGGTGCGCCTGCGGAACCAGTGGGTGCCGATTGACCCACGGTCGTGGAACTCAGACATGGACGTTGAGGTGGATATTGCGCTAGGCGCCGGCACCGAAGAGCAAAAGATTGCCGTGCTGAACTCTATTGCGCAAAAGCAAGAGCAGATCATGCAGACCATGGGGCCGCAGAATCCGCTTGTTTCGCCGCAGCAGTACCGCAACACCCTCGTGAAACTTTCCGAGGCGTCTGGGTATAGAAACTCCGACGAGTTTTTCTCAAACCCCGCGACGATGCCACCGCAGCCGCCACCTCCACCTCCACCGCCTGACCCGGCTCAGATTCTTGCGGAGGTTGAAAAGCAAAAGATCATGGCAGACATCCAGAACAAGCAGGCAGAGCTTGAGCTGAAGCGCCAAGCAATGCTGCTCGAGGATGACAGAGCGCGCGATAAGCAAGAGGCTGACATTATGTTGCGCGCCTATGAGGTGCAGTTGAAGTACGGCACGTCTGTGGATACCGAGACGCTGCGTGCGATGATGGAGCGCCCGCGCACCGCGTCGCCATCTGTGCAGCGGCCAGTGATCCCAGAGATCACGCCGTTTGATATGTCTCAGCAAGCGCCTCCGCCTCCGGCGCCTCAGCAGCCCATGGCTGGTGAGCAGATGCCGCCGGTAATGTAATGCCATGCCACTTGAAACCCTTGAGGTTCCTGCGCCGCCGAATCCAAACGTGCCGCCGGCGATTTATAGCCCTCAATATCACAACCAGCTCAACAACCAGCTCAAGCTATACCTGAACAGGATTAGCAATAACCAGCAGGAAATTGTTGAGTTTATTAGAAGCCTGACGGATTTGAACTTGTTGAGTAAGAATAACTTTGATGCGTTTGGACGGTTGCGGGTATCACAGCCGTTCACGCTATTTGATAGTCAGAATCGTTACGCGGCAGACCCTGCGTTCGATACATCTCTGACTGGCTCTGGCACCTCTACCTTTTTGCCAAACGAGTCGGCCGTGAGCCTGGCCGTGACAACGGCCTCCGGCGACAAAGTGGTGCGCCAGACAAAGCGGTACTTCCCGTACCAGCCTGGCAAGAGCCTGTCGTTACTCTCGACATTCGTGATGGCCGCTGCGAAGGCGAACCTGCGCCAGCGCGTAGGGTACTTCGACACAAATAACGGGCTATTTTTGCAGCGCAACGGGACGGAACTCTCGTTCATCATCCGCACCTACACCGGCGGATCTGTCGACGACACCCGAAAGGTGGTCCAGTCTTCATGGAACGGCGACCCGTTGGACGGGAGCGGCGCAAGCGGCATCACGCTCGACACCACAAAAGCGCAGATACTTTTCGCGGACTTTGAGTGGCTTGGGGTCGGGTCGGTGCGCGTCGGGTTCGTTATCGACGGCCAGTACATCACGGCCCACACGTTCGACAACGCCAACGAGGTGACGTCGGTCTATATGCAGACCGCGACGCTTCCGCTGCGCATCGAGATCGAGAATACGGCCGCGACCGCGAGCAGCTCGAGCATGAAGCAGATCTGCTCGACGGTGCTTTCTGAGGGCGGCTATGAGCAGACCTCCGTCGAGCGCGTGGCCAGAAGGGCCACGACGCTAACCGGCATCGGGACGTCGTTTGTTCCGCTGGTGTCGATCCGGCTCGCGTCTGACTCACTCGGCGCGGTAATCTTGCCAAAGCAGGTGCGCGTGCTTCCGATCGCCAACGGCGAGTACGAGATAGCTCTGGTCAGGAACGCGACGCTCACCGGCGCGTCCTACGACACTACGACCTTTGCGAGCGTGGACTTTGATGTGACCGCGACCGCCATGTCTGGCGGCGATATCGTCTTGAACGAGTACACGACATCAAGCAACCAGTCCGCGGCACAGGCGCAGAACGATCTGCTCTACAACTTCGATATGCAGCTCGGCGCGACCATCGCCGGGACGAGTGATGTCTACACGGTTGCCATCAGAATCTTGAGCGGCACCGGGTCTGCCATCGGTTCATTGGCTTTCTACGACTTGTCGGAATAGGTGACTTATGAGCAATTCATTTAGAGGGCAGAC